CAGTAGGAACAACGCCAGTGGGAACAACGCCCGCACCAGTAGGAACAACGCCAGTGGGAACAACGCCCGCACCAGTAGGAACAACGCCCGCACCAGTAGGAACAACGCCAACACCGGAAACAACACCTGTGCAAGGCACAACTATGGAAGAAATGCAGAAAATGATTGCTGATATGCAGGCACAAATGCAAGAACAGGCAGCAGCAAGAGCAGCTCAAGAAGCACAAATGTCAAAAAACTACATGATTTCTGATGAAAGAATAGGCTATAATCCCTATTTAAGTGGTCAGTATCAGCCTGATCCATACGGTCCCGGAGGGGTTCCAGATATGGGGGGAATTACGACCATACCCGTACCACAGCCTTTAACAGGAATTGGGTACGCAAACTATAATCCGAGGAGGAAAATATAGATACTTTAGACTTCGCGACAGCTGTAACGCGCGCAATAGGCAAAAAAGAACAGCAAATTCAAGAAATGATGACCAATGGTGAAGTAAAAGATTGGAATCATTATCGAAATCTTGTTGGCCATATCGAAGCGCTCAACTTCATTCGCGAAGAAATTAGATCCATTCTAAAAAAACAAGACATAGACTATGGCTAATACAGCGTTACAAGAAAAATGGGCTGAAGAGGAGGCAAATAAAACTCCTTTAGAAAAAGCTTATGATGAAGGAACGACTCTTAATCCAAAGAAAATAGGAAATGAGCTATTGGAACAATTGCCTGATCCAACAGGATGGCGAATTATGATTCTTCCTTATCGAGGAAAAAGAAAAACGAAGGGAGGAATTGAGCTCACAGAAGAGACGCTTTCAAGACGACGAATAGGCACAGTTCTAGGCTATGTTTTAAAAGTAGGTCCTTTGGCCTATAACGAAGAAAAATTTTCAACTGGACCTTGGTGTGAAGAAGGGGACTGGGTATTGTTTGGACGTTATGCCGGTTCTCGTTTTCAAATTGAGGGCGGTGAAATAAAAATACTCAACGATGATGAAATCATCGCTAGAGTACCCGACCCAGAAGCAATTCTGCACCAACTTTAACATGAGGAAAGACCCATGCCAAAACATAAATTAAACTTAAACCCTGCTGAAGAACTTGTACCCATTGACGATTCAGGTCCCGAAGTAGATGTAGAACTATCAGAAGATGCAGTTCCTTCTTTTGAGGCTGTAATTCCTTCAAAGCCTATTTTGGAAACTGCACCGGAAGCAGAAGTAGAAGAAGAAAAAGTAGATGAGCACGAAGAATATAGCAAAAATGTAAAAAAACGAATTGACAAATTAACAGGAAGATTACGCGAAGCGGAACGAAGAGAACACACAGCAACTCAATATGCGCAAAATGTGTATAAAGAAAACGCAACACTAAAACAGCAAAAACAAAACATAGACGGTAATTATATTATTGCAGAAGCCAATAGAATTACTGCTGAGACTGAAACAACAAAAGGACTGTTAAAAGAAGCGAACGAAGAACAAAACACAGAGAAACAAGCAGAAGCACAGCAAAAATTGGCGGCTTTAGCAGTTGAGGCCCAACGCGTACAGGCACTCAATCAAACTAGAGCGGTCCAAGAGCAACAGCTTTCTGCACCTCAACAGTACACACAACAACAACAAACCCGTCCAGCGCCCCCTGATCCTAAAGCAGAAGCCTGGGCAGAAGACAATTCTTGGTTTGGAGAAGATCGAGCTATGACCATGACTTCGTTTGTAATTCATCAAGATTTATTAAACGAAGGATTTGACGCCACTAGCAAGGAGTATTATAGTGAGATAGATAAAAGAATTCGTGATGAATTTCCTCATCGTTTTGATGGGGGAGCTAATCAGGCAAATCGTCCCGTTCAAGCGGTAGCTCCTGCGAAACGCAGTGCTAAAGTTGGGCGCAGAACTGTGAGACTCACACCTTCACAGGTAGCAATAGCTAATAAATTGGGTGTGCCTTTAGATGAATACGCGAAATATGTTGAATAACGTGGAGACAACAATGGCAGAAAAAAATAAAGTCGACGCAAGTCGCAAACCACGCGAAGCTCAGACTCGTGAGAAAAAAGCTACGAGAAAACCCTGGGCACCGCCATCCGCTTTGGATGCACCGAACCCTCCCGAAGGACACGTTCACCGTTGGATCAGAATGGAAGTCAGAGGCTTTGACGATCGTAAGAATGTCATGGCTAAGCTTCGTGAAGGATGGGAGCCTGTGAAAGCAGACGAATATCCTGATTTTGACACGCCAATAGTGGAGGAAGGAAAATTCGAGGGAGTAATTGGAGTCGGAGGACTGATTTTATGTCGGATTCCGATCGAAACTGTACAGGAAAGAAACGCCTTTTTCACTGCAAAGGAACAAGGGCAGATGGAAGCTGTAGATAACGATTTGATGAAAGATGGAAATCATCCTAGCATGTCAATTAGTAAACCTAATAGACAATCTCGCGTAACAATTGGCGGAACTCAAGGTTCATCGAACTAAGAGTTCTTTAATATTAATTCTTGAGAACAGAGGAAAGTTTAAATGGCAAATGTAGATAAAGCCTTCGGGCTTAGACCCTACAAGGGTGCCGGGTGGCCTGTTCAGCAAGCAGCTAAATATTTAATCAACCCTTCCGGATACGGTACAAGTATCTATCAAGGGGACATTACTATATTCGCAAGTGGATATATCAACACAGCAGCAGTTAGTTCTGCTAATATTGTTGGTGTGCTTTCACATGTGTATTATGTTGCTTCTGACGGAACTCCTACCTTTAAGAATTACTATCCAGCCAGCACGACGGCACTTGGAAGTGGTGATATAGAAGCATATATCTATGATGACCCTAACCAATTGTTTGTTGTTCAGGCGGACGGTGCTTCAGCCATTACATGTATGGGCAGAAATGCTGATACTGATGGCATAGGTGGTAGTACAACGACCGGCGTTGCGACACGCGAACTCGACTCTAGCACAATAAACACAACGCAAGCACTTCAGCTTAAAATCGTTGGTGTTGTTCAAGATGACGTTAATGGTGACCTCACAGCTAATAATGCAAACTTAGTCGTTCTGATTAATGAGCATTACATGCGAGGTGCCGTTGCAGGTACTTAGGAGTAGTTTAAATGGCAATTAGTAGAGGACAATTGGTTAAAGAACTGCTTCCAGGCCTGAACGCATTATTCGGACTTGAGTACGATAGATATGACAAAGAACATGAAGAAATTTATGATATTGAGTCAAGTGATCGTGCTTTTGAAGAAGAAGTAATGTTGACAGGTTTCGACACCGCACCTGTTAAGTCAGAAGGAGCAGGAGTGGCTTTTGATCAAGCGCAAGAAGCGTTTACATCAAGATACACTCACGAAACGATCGCACTGGCGTTTTCAATTACCGAGGAAGCCGTTGAGGATAACTTGTATGACAGACTGTCAGCAAGATATACTCGCGCGCTAGCTCGTAGTATGGCAAATACCAAGCAAGTTAAGTCAGCTTCTGTGTTGAATAGGGCGTTCAATTCAAGTTATCCAGGCGGCGATACGAAAGAACTTTGCGCAACAGACCATCCAACTGTGGGTGGAGCTAATCTGCGTAATGAGCTTTCAACATCAGCTGACCTAAGTGAAACTTCATTAGAACAAGCACTAATCGACATTGCAGCTTTTACTGACGAGCGTGGTTTGAAAGTAGCGCTTCAAGGAATGAAATTGATTCTTCCTAAAGAACTACAATTCACTGCCGACAGGTTGTTGGAATCACCAGGTCGTGTGGCTACGGCGGATAATGACATTAATGCTGTTAAGAACATGGGCATGGTCCCAGAAGGCTATACAGTAAATCATTATCTAACAGACACAGATGCGTGGTTCATAAAGACTGATTGTCCGAACGGATTCAAAATGTTTGATCGTTCACCAATCAGAACTTCTATGGAAGCTGATTTTGACACTGGCAATGTGCGTTATAAGGCTAGAGAAAGATACTCGTTCGGATGGTCTGACCCCCGAACAGTATTCGGTAGTCCTGGAGCATAACCTTTAATGGAACCTATGATGCGGGGGTTTCTTACTCAACCCGCATCAACCTTAAGTTTTTCTTTATCTTTATCTTTTTTCCAAGTAATATATTCTTTACATCTAGGTAAAACTTGTCCTATAGACTGACCTAGCAGACAAGCCAAGACGATAGGACTTATTTCCAACGGAGGAAATTATGGCAAAAACAACCTTTGCGGGACCGATAAGGTCTCTTGCTGGTCTTATTAATGCGGGCTACAGTTCCGTTGTTAGTCTAACAGCAAACACAACTATAACGGTGACTTCTCATGCCGGTAGAGTATTGTTATGTAATGATGCGGACGGTGTATTTACACTTCCCAGCATTGTTGTAACAGAACCTACTGACAAAGGAGATCCAAGCCAATTATGTAATCTGGGTGCCCAATTTACTTTTGTTGTTGTAACAGCAGCAACAGATATGGACATCACAACTGATGGCACTGACAAATTTGTTGGTGGTGCTTACACAGGTATTGATGACAGTGCAGGAGGTAAAACTTTTATCTCTGGTGCATCTAATGACACCTTTACTCAAAACGGTACCACTCAAGGCGGATTAGCAGGAAGCATTGTAGTAATTACAGCGATCGCTAGCGCTAAATACCATGTTGCAGCACAGTTATTAGGTTCAGGAACTTTAGTAACACCATTTGCTGACGCTTAATAGGGGGTAAATTATGGCTGATACAGTCACAGGACCAACTATTCAGTACGACTATGATAAGAAACTAGTCACATATTGTTCGGTTTATTCAGACGGAAGCGGCAGTAGCACTACTTTAGTAGATGTCTCTGCTTTAAGTCAGTCCGCTAATAAAGAGACCTGTACCCATGTAGCTTTGAACAAGATATGGTACAGCATTGGAGGAGGAACGGACGCGCCAGCATCTCTTGATTGGGACGCAACAACTGACGTTACTTTTCTGACTTTAGCTTACGATAATATGTTTGATTTCAGTTCAATTGGAGGACTGGTTAATACAGAAGCATCTGGTTATACAGGAGACGTTCTTTTAGTAGTTCCATCAACGGCGGACGCTGGAAACGAATATACTGTATGGTGTGAGTTCTTAAAATATTACGAAGCACCCAATAACTAGGAGTAAACAATGCCTGGACTAACAAACAGAAGAAGAGCAATACAGGAAGGAATAAATTGGGCTAAGTCCAAAGCTAAAGGCTATAAATATGGTGGACCTGTGCTAAATCAATTAGGTAAAGCAGAGGCCCTTTTACCAAAAATAGCAAAGAAAGCTAAAAAGAAATCTCGTAAGGTTTAACAATGGCCACTTCCGGTACTACTTCATTCGATCTGAGTGTCGATGAGCTTATAGAAGAAGCTTATGAGCGATGTGGTATTGAACTTCGTACTGGTTACGATTTAGAAACCGCAAGACGTTCATTAAACCTTATGATTGCTGAATGGGCAAACAGAGGGCTTAATCAGTGGTTAATTACCCAAAGTAGTTTTACGGTTACTGAAGGAACTAATTATGAAGACCTGGGCACAGATGTAGTTGATATTACTTCTGCTGTTATCCAACGTGATAGTACAGATTTTCAATTAGAAAGAATTAGTCGGTCTGATTATCTATATACACCTAAAAAATCTATTGAAGCCAGGCCTACTCAATTCTTTCTTGAGAGACATATAACGCCTCGTATTTATCTGTTTCCTACACCGGAAAATTCTACGGATGTAGTTTATTATTACGCTTTAACTAGGATGCAAGATGCTGGAGACTATACCAATAATATGGAAACAGTTTTCCGCTTTCTTCCTTGTATGACTGCTGGGCTTGCTTACTATCTTGCAATAAAACGTGCTCCAGACAGAGTTCAGCTTTTAAAACAGTTATATGATGAAGAGTTCGATAGAGCAGCTTTTGAAGATATTGATTCAGTAAGCTCTAGGTTTGTTCCTCCTAGAGTAGTTATCTAGTGGCTTTTTCAGCAGGAAAATATGCTTGGGGTATTTGTGATATTTCTGGGCAAAGATATAGACTAAAAGACATGAAGATGCAATGGAACGGTCTTCGTGTGGGTCCAGATCAATTTGACACAAAACAACCGCAATTGGATCCTCCACATATTTTAGCAGACCCCCAGGCTTTAAGAAATCCAAGACCGGATAGAACTGAACCAGTTGCTGAAGCTCTTTTGACCAATAATCCTTTTTTATCCACTTCTGCAAGCGCAGTCATCAAAGTTTTTGAAGATGACCATGGACGAAGCACCGGGGACAAAGTACGTTTTAGGGGAGCGGAAGCCTTTGATGGTTTCACCGTTGCAACTTTAGTTGACCCAGATGCTTATAGCATTACAAAAGTTGATGCAGATACTTATACTTTTACCGCTGTTGCCGGAACCGGAACCAGTGGTGCAAGAGGCGGAGGAGTCTTTGTTTCAGTAGGTCCGGCGCAAACTCTTTTATCTTTAAATCCTTTCAGGACCGAGGCCTCTGGAGCAAGTGCAGTGATTCACGTTACTGAGTTCAAGCACAACAGGACTACAGGTGATACTGTGCGCCTTAGAAAAACAGAAGCCTTTGATGGAATAACAACAACCGTGCTTGAAAGCGCAAGTGGGTATACAATAACTGTAGTGGACACAAATGAATATAAATTTACTTCCACCGGCACTGCGACCACAGGCGACGTAACCGGAGGTGGTAGCATAGCAACAGCAGGACCAGTCTAATGAGTTTTACTTTTACAACATTGAAAACAGCCGTCCAGGAATACATGGACAACGATGAAAGTACTTTTACTTCAAATTTAACCAATTTCATTGTGCAAGCAGAAAATCGTGTTTTTAATACAATTGAGCTCAATGTATTCAGGAAAAACGTTACAGGAACCGCTACTTCTGGAAACACCTATTTGGGAGCGCCTTCCGATTTCATTTCACCCATGAGTTTGGCTGTA